CTGCAGATTAACATTTTCGACGGTTATGCCCTGATTGGTGTCAAAGAAACCAAGCATCAGGCCTCCCCGTCGAGTGAAAATACTGAGGAGGTAGCAAATGTTCAATCCGAAAACAATGCCATGGATCCTAGTGGATATGACACGACACAGAATCCGCGTACCGAAACATACTCTCCGGAGCCTCGGTACACCTGACTTCGTCCGTCTGCTCATCAACCCTGAAGCCCGCACTATGGTGCTTGAGGTATGTGGGCCTGACGATTCCCGTAGGCACCGCATTCCAAGCTATGTCATGAACTCCAAGCAGTGCTATGAGATCAATTCGATTCCATTCTGCGAGCAGTTGCAGGAACACACCAAATGGAAAAATGGCAGTGCATATAAGCTTTTTGCTTCAGCGCAAGCCGGGGAGCAGCTGCTGATCTTTAAGCTTGATGAAGCGAGACTCTCAGCAAGCGGTGTGCTGATCATGGAGGCCGGTGAGAAGGGCGGCGTATGAAGTTCAAATTGATTCGCGACCCTGAGTTTGAGCGGTTCGTCCCGCCGCTTAGCCCTAAGGAGCGAGAGTTACTGGAAGAAAGCATTCTGCGTGAGGGCTGTCGAGATGCGATCATCATTTGGAATGGTGTGATCCTCGATGGCTATAATCGCTATGCGATCTGTGTTAAGCATGACCTGCCTTTCCAAGTACGAAACCTTCAGTTGGACAGCAGAGACGAAGCTATCGCTTGGATCTGCACAAACCAGATGGGCAGACGGAACATCACAGAAGAAACACGGCGATACTTGATTGGCAAACGTTATGATGCCGAGAAGCGAATTGGTGCACGCAATGCTACAGGGAGAAATCAGCACTCACCGCAGCGCGAGGAGGTTTCCCCCACAATGTTGGGGAAAGCTCGAAACTGTGAATACAAGTATGGCGTCTCAGGTGTGATCGGAAATGAATACCAAATGTCGCATGCAACAGTCGAGAAGTACGGACGCTACGCACAGGCAGTTGATCGCATTGCTGCTGTCGAACCCCGTGTCGTACCTCATATTCTCTCTGGCAGCGTTCAAATTGGACAGGACAACCTGATTGAAATGGGAAAGCTTTCTGACCAGCAGATCCGTGCTGTTACCGCAGCGATTCCATACAATACCGACTATCGTCTTAGCCGTGACAAGATCATCGATGCCCTACGTAGAGAGCATACCCGGCGTGAACCCGCCGAACCAAGCGACATACCAGAGTATCAGAAACGCTCCGTCAAAACGATGCCCGACTATGATCCCGATGCGGAGGTGTCGAGTCTGACCCTTACGATTCCCTCGTGGCGAACATCAATGGAACGAGTACGTTCCTCTGCAAACATGCAGAATGTGTCCGCTTCAGCCAAGGATTATCTGCGTAAAGAGCTGGCTTCTCTTCGCTCAACCATCGAAGCGCTATTTTCCAGCATGCAGGAGGAATGAAAATGCAGGAAGATTACAGTCAGTTTGTCCCGGATGTGACCTTTGAGAAAATCCCGATCAAGAACCTGGTCTCAAACCAGGCGTATCAGAGAAACATATCGCACATTCACGTCAGTCGAACAGCGGATAACTTCAACCTCCGCCAGATCAACCCTGTGAAAGTGAGCCGACGAGACGGTATCAACTATGTGTTTAATGGTCAGCATACCGCTGAAACAGTAGCTCGTGTATCCGGCTCGCGCGATACCCCTGTATGGTGCATGGTGTATCACGATCTCAGTTATGGCGAAGAAGCAGATATCTTCGCGCAACAGCAGAAGTATACCAAGGCGTTGTCGCCTTATGAGATCTTCATGGCGAATATTGAGGCTGAGAACGAAGTGCAGCTCACCATCAAGTCACTTGTTGAGTCATTTGGCTTAACCCTTTCGAGCTCGTACAAAGCACCAGGAGCGATCTGTGCCATATCGGCGCTGGAGTTCATCTTCAACAAATACGGGGTGAAAGCTCTCGAAGACACATTATATTTAGCTGTAGCAACATGGCAAGGCGATTCGTTTTCCTTGGCAGCGAATATGCTCAAAGGCATAGCGAAGCTCATCGTATCCTATGGTGAACTACTCAAGTTCGACCTCTTTGTTGAGCGCTTGAGTCGTGTATCCGCCAAAGAAGTCACACGCAATGCCAAGGAGCGCCGCAATGGATCGCTCGGTTTTGCAGAAGTGCTGCTCCAAACGTATAACAAGCGCACCAAATACCCGCTCAGGATGAACAAGCTATATAACGCAAAAGAAGATTCTGATTATGAGCTTGAAGAACCGGATCAGGAGCAGGATCAGGAAGAAAACTACGAGGGTGCCTTGCCAGAGCATGACGGAAATCCTGATCAGCTTTCATTTAACTCCTTCGTAGATCAAGAAGATCCTGACGAAGAGTGAGGTATTCACATGAAGAGATTTGCATCGACATTATACCTACCACTGCGACGCAACTCGAAATCACGTGAATATGAGCCTGATCCAGAGGGCTATTTGTTTGCCAAGGGCGTCTTCAAAACAAAAATCAAACCCGAAGAGCTGCCTGCATGGTATGTACATGGATATGTCTATAGCCAGCACGGCTACATTTCGGCAAAAGGCGTGAAGCACCTACTATACAAGCCCAACTACACCACAAACCATATCCATAAGGATGATCTTCTGTTCATCTCCTATGACAAGCCTATAGAACCGGACGAGAACGGTACACATGGCATTTGGTTTCACGGATACGATCATATTGTCTATGGGCATCTGATTGTCGATTTCTTGGAAGCCACAAAGATCCATTCAGGTTATGATATCAAGCACATAATGCGGTCGGTTCGCAAAAAAGAGCGTTGGTATAAAGAGACTTATGGTGAATAGGTATATTGCTGTAACAACAAAAAGGGCCTGCCACCTCGATCAAACATCGTAGGTAGCAGGCCCTTTTCTCAGTGCTTATACCGTGATTTCGGTTCCATTCTTGAATCTAAAAGTGCTCTGCCCGTTGATGTGCATCGTCACCTTGTCTACAGTAGCCATCCACAGCTCCGGAGAAAACTCTGTGATGACCTGGCCGGTACGCATTTCAGCAAGGAACCTATTGAGCGCATCGTGCATCGCTTTGCGCTCCTTGCGCCTGGAATCGACCACTTCTCGACGGGCTTTAGCCTTTTCAAACCGCTCAACCAGGGCATGGAATTGTGCTTGGTAGGTTTCTTGATCGATTGCCACAGAAGCATTCTGCGAGATGGCTTGCTCAAGCATCCCATTCACCAATCGCAGCTCCGTGTCAAGCTGGGCCATCTCATCATCATACTCACTTGAATCAGCCAGCATTCTGATGATCTCTTCACCGTCCTCGAGAATGAAAGCGCGATCATCAAGAAGCTCATTGTAGGCCTCAACGAACCGGGCGCTGATCTCACTCTCCGTAACATGCGGCGTAGCGCACTTTTCAGCACCCTTGTACTTCAGGTTGCATCGCCAAATGACGCGGCGATATTTGTCAGTCGAATGCCATACCTTGCTGCCATAAAGCTGACCGCAGCATTCACAGACCAGCTTTCCGGCAAAGCAGCTAGTGCCTCGGTGATAGCGTCCTTCAGCTTTGCGCCGCGCCATTTCCTGCTGGACTTGCTCGAACATCTCTTTCGTAACAATGGCCGGATGGCTATTCTCGACATAATACTGAGGAACTTCGCCTTCGTTGACTTTCATCTTTTTCGTCAAAAAGTCGGTGCAGAAGGTCTTCTGAAGAAGCGCATCACCCTTATATTTCTCGTTGGTCAGGATGCTGATGATCGTGGTTGTTGTCCATGTTTTCTTGCCACCGGGCGAAAGGATGCCGTCAGCTTCCATGATGCGCTTGATCCCATGCGGTGTCTGTCCTGCAAGGAAGAGTCGATAGATGCGTAGCACGATCTCTGCTTCCTCGGGAACAATCTCCGGTTCGCCATTTGCGCCCTTTCGGTATCCCAAGAAGCTGCTGTATGGCATACTGACCTTTCCGTCTGCAAAACGCTTGCGCTGGCCCCAGGTCACGTTTTCGGAAATGGATCGGCTTTCTTCCTGGGCAAGCGAGGACATAATCGTGATGAGCAACTCGCCCTTAGAATCCAGGGTGTAGATGTTCTCTTTCTCGAAATAGACCTCAACACCGCGCTCTTTAAGCTTTCGCACTGTAGTCAATGTATCGACCGTGTTTCGTGCAAAGCGGGATACTGACTTGGTTACGATCAGGTCGATCTGCCCGTTGAGAGCATCCTCAACCATCTGATTGAAGCCGTCACGCTTCTTCGTGTTTGTGCCTGTAATACCTTCATCAGTATACACCTTAACGAAATCCCATTCGTTGTTGCGCTGGATGTACTCGGTGTAGTATGAAACCTGCGCAACATAGCTAGTCATCTGTTCCTCGCTATCCGTAGAAACACGCGCATACGCAGCAACAAGGCGCTTCCTGGTGGAAGCAATGGGCATCGCTGTGAAGCGGTTTCGGGTTGCGGGAAGAACCGTAATGCGTGGTGAGTTCAGCGTCCTTGCTTCACTCATACTGCGTACCTCCTTGCTGTGGTTTCGGCTGCCTTTCTCCGCATTTCAACTGTCCAAGAAGTGCTGCGGGACTTGTCCTGCCATTCGCGTTCAACCACTCTGCCATCCTTGAAGATGTAAACCAGGTGGTTGAAACACGGGACTTGGATTTCCTTGATCTGAGCCTTGAATACATCAGCATCAAACTCTGGCAAACCGAGAACCGATGCAGTCATACTGAGAAGGATATCCTCAGGGATCTTCTTGGTGTGGCATTCCGACTTTCCAAGAGAAAGGTAGGTCGCACAGTTCCAGGCTTCTTCGTAAGCACTCACTCTGCGGCGGTATTTCTTACCACACTTGGTACAAACAATCATCCCTGTCAACGCAGAGAAAACCGGCGCATTTGGGCTGATGTTATTACGACGGAAGTTGAACTCGATGAGACACTGCACAAGTCGGTAGTCATCGCGTGAAACGATAGCCGGATGGCAATCTTCCACGTAATAGCGAGGCAGTTCGCCGTGGTTGATCTTCAGTTTTTTGGTCAGGTGGTCTTCAACGTACTTCTTCTGCAACATGGAGTCGCCGCAATACTTTTCATTCTTGAGCATAGCCAAAACCCGTTTGGGAGACCATGTGCCGCCTCGATAAGAAGGAATCTGCTTCTCACGCATGATGCGAGAAATTTCAGCAGTCCCCATGCCTTCAAGGTAGCTCTCGAAAACCCAGCGTACTACCTGGGCTTCCTCTTCATGAATGGTGACCTCTCCTTTTTTGATACGGTAACCATACATGAAGCCCCAGCCATAGGTTTTGCCTTCCTTGAACTG